TTAAAATATGTTTGCTATTTTCTCCATTTCCTGCGCTTTTGTATCTGGCAATACATGACTGTACAGATCCATTGTCATAGCAAGTGAACTGTGCCCCAGAATGGTTTTTAATACCTGTGGCTGCATTCCTGCTTCGATTGCTCTTGTAGCGAAAGTGTGCCGGAATACATGTGATGTTATGCGTGGAAAATCATGCCCGTCCTCTCGAATTCGTTTTATTATACGATTAATTTCTGACTGTACACGCTCTTTACTCAAAGGATCACCGGTTTCTGTACAAAACAAGAATCTGTCCAGTGAGTCTACTTTGAATCCCCAGTAACTACGTTGAGCATCCAGGCAACGCTCTATTTCAGCCGTCATCGGTATATCCCTTCGTGATGACGCTGTTTTTGGTGCATCCGTAAAAAACGTAGCTCCAACTTTCTCCTGATATTCCTTTTTCACAATCATATTCTGTGGTATTTTATACCCTTGTACATTCCCATATTTCAATGTCCTCTGTACGTGAATCACCTTATTTTTCTTGTCTATGTCTCTGGCATAAATCAACCCTCGCAGCTCACCACTTCTCATACCTGTCCGAAGCATCACTTCAAAATAATTGTGTAAATAGCTCTCCTTTGCATATTCCATAAATAAGGCCTGCTGTTCTCTTGTCATTGCTTGTCTTTCCTTCTTTTCTGTTTGGCGTGGCAAATCTGCAATTTCTACAGGATTTCGTTCTATTAGTTTATTCTTTACAGCCTGCTTTAAACATCCGCTCAAAATAGCTCTTCCAAGTTTTATTGTTGCATTAGAATACCCCTGATCTGAAAGCTCATTATATAATTTTTGTATATGTTCCCCTCTGATCTCATTTATATACTTCATTCCCATTCTCTTCTGGATTATATCCCCGTACACTTCCTGATATCTAATACACGTCCCTATTTTCACCTGTTTTCTCTTATACTCGTCAATCCATGTTTCGAACCACTTATCCAGAGTGATTTTCTCTTTTACTACATACAATCCATGTTCCAGTTTATATCTTAACTCTGTCATTGCTTTCTGCGTCTCTGTGACCGTTTTCCCATGTACAAGGTATCTTTCCCCTTGATACATAAAACGCCCCTCAAAATCGTTATAACGCTGTCGTATTCCCTTTGGAAGCTTTCTTCCTCTCTTGTCAACTGCCATATTGTCTCCTCTCTACGAACAACAGTTCGTATTGAAATAGGACTACATGACCGCTATAATCATGGTAGCCCTATATTTCATGTATTGGGTTATTTTGGTTTTTGCCCCGTAGTGTTGCCGCACTGTGGGGCTTTTTAATTGCATAGACTTTCAGCCATCAATGTCATAGCATACCGAAAGCCGCTTTCAAATCCTTGTATCTGCCCGTAACTGCTGCCGGCAAATACCAGATCTGTCCATTCTTCCTCTGTGAGGGCTTGCCCTGCTCTTCTTTTTCGTTCTTCAATTTCCTGCTCTATTTCCTCTGTGAGCTTTTGATCTGCTCCAATGGCAGCAGGGGACTTGCTGAATACTTCCCTGTATATGGTTCTAATCTGTTCCATAGGCTTCACCTCCTTTTTAGAGACTCGGAAATCTTGGGATACTCTTTTAGGGACTCCGAAATCTCCGAATACTCTTTTAAGGACTCCAAAATCTCCACATATTCCTATTCACCTTAACATTTCTTAACATCCGAGTATTTCCGAGTGTGTCCCGTTCTCATTTTGCCTTAGCATTTCTTAGTATCACGCCTATTTTCTGTAGGTATTGCATTTCATTTTCAAATAACTACAGTCCCCATTCCTGTTTCAACTGATTCAATAGTTGCATTTGCTGTGAAGTATCCGTATCCGGGTTCGCATCTGGATGAAATTTCTTGGATAGTTCCCGGTAGAACTGCTTCAAAACTGCCTTATCTTCTTCCTTGTAGGTATTCGATACTGAACCGCCGTAACTACTGCTTGAATCCTGATTGTAGTTATTGTAATATTCTTCGTAATACCTACGGCTTTCCTGCTCATATCTCTGCCTTGCTTCGTAATCTTTTTCTATTTTCTTCAAATACTCCGGGTTCTGCAATACGCCAAACACGTCATAACATTTGTCATATTCATTCCCTGACAGATTATATTTTGCATTGAATTTTACTTTTCTGGCAGCGTGCAAAGTCGTGATCTTCTCATGCTCCTCATGCGTCTTGTATTCTTCTGTCTGCTTAAATTCCGCTATGATCTGCTCCTGTATCGGCTCTAGCTTCTTCTCAATCAACGTGTAAAGTTCTTCCTCTGAACAATCCAGCTCTTTGGCAGCAGTCTCTATTTTGCTATTTCCCCAGTCATACAGGCAAAACCAGTCTGTAGCAAGGTCATAATAATCAACGGTACAGATTCCAAACTGCTTTTTCTTCACTTTCCCATTCTCCCGGTAGCTTTCGTGAATGGTGATCCGGTATGCTTTCTTGATGTCTCTCTCAAAACGTTCCTCGCTGTAATGGTGCCAGTAGTGGCTCTCGTCCTGTCCGTTTATGGACATCTGCATATATTCTGATTTCAGCTCTTTAAAATACCCGTTTTGATTCTTCCTTTTCCTCTTAACTTCTTGAATTACACAATACAATCTTTCTCACCTCTCTTCCTGCTGCCGCTCCGGTTCTGATGTTGGCGCATCTTCCCGGAGAGGGCAGTTATTTCATGCTCTGGCAGTATTGGTAGCACACCAGAACGTTTTCATATCTTCGGACTTTTACTCTAATTTGAGTAAATTATGCACCTGCAAAATCAAGTAACATTTTTGCGGTTCTTTCCGCTTGTTCCTCATAGTCTCCTGTACTTTCCGTGATGTCCCCTTTATTGTTACAACGCATTTTATTTGATGCCATAATTTGCAGAATTCGGAAAATTAAAACATCCCATTTTTAGCCTTGTTATAACGGTAATAATTTTTTCTATTACTAGGATTCCAGGGGTTCGGGGATGGAAGATCCCCGTATTATTTCTGCACTATTTATTTTTCTGAAAATGGCATATTATAATGTGCTGATCAACACCTTTATCATAATGGAGATATGCATGCGCAAGTTCATGCGCCAATGTATGATTGATCTGCTCTATGCTCATGTTATTCGCAATACCGATTCTGTCATTGCAGAGAATACCGTAACTCGCTTGAAGTGGCAGGAACTGAACCTGTAAACGCTTTTTCCTTGCAAGAAGCATTAGACGCTCAAATACTTTACCTTTATCCATTTATTGCCCCTCTTTTTCATCCATCAAACACTGTTCTATCAGAGATAACACACGCTCTGTAAATCCTCTTGTTTTCTCTGTTGCACTGTTTAAGACAAAATTTTTCCAATCCTTATACTCTTGCTGTGTTAATTTTCTTGCTTCTCTCACAATCTCAGCAAGCTCCGTGATGTGTTCCTCTATCAACTGTCTTTCCGTCATGTTATCTCACCTCACCGCTTGCTAAATTCCTCGCAAATCTTTCAACAAGTTCCAGTCTCTCTTCATTTTTCATGCTGTCGATCATCCGCATAATAGATTCCTTGCGATCATGCTGTTCTGTATCTGACAGCCTGTCCCGTTTCTCCAGATATCTGTATAAGATTGCTTCTATCTGGCGTTTGATTCTATAATCTTCCGATCTTAACTGTGACAAAAGGTTCTTTAGACTGTCATTATTCACTTTTTCTACGCTTTGTACTATTCTCTGCATTGGTATCAATCCTTTCTCTTGAAAAGGGGCAGCAGGCGTGTTATACTCTGCTTAACCCCTCGTACTGGGTTATTTGCTCATACAGTGTTGCCGCACTTGTATGGGCTTTTTCTTATCTTTCAACTGAAATCATCTGTATGTCTGGCTGAATCCGGATCACATTTGAAACCGGCTCAAGCTGATACATTTTGAAGTGTTTCGCTCTTTTCTTCCGGTTCATCCATTCTCTTAACTTTCTCATGCTGTTACCTCCTGTACTTGTGACTGGCCAAAAAATCTCGCTTTATAGATTGCTCCGTCTCCCTTGCTCCCCCAGATCAGCTCTGTTCCGAACAACGCTTTGCTACCGTGTATTACTTCATATCCGGCTTTCTTCCACTCACTCCATGTTTTTGTTACTTCCTCAACGCCTGCTGCCGCTTTCGCTCTCTCAATGCGTTCAGCGTTGATGCTTTCCGCTTTTGCCGTGATCCATGCCCTGTGTAAACACTCTGCAAAAGAGAGTTCTTTATATTTTCTGTAGTTCTTCCATGCTCTTAACATGATTGATTTTAAATCGTATTTCATTGATCTTCCTCCTTCTTTAAGATACTGTAGGCATCCGGCTGAATCATCTTCACTGACTATTTCCGCATCCTTCCGACCGATCACAGGGATATGGCTTTCAGCTTAGCAGCTTTTCGGGCTGTTCGTTTGCCTTGCTTTATCTTATGGTCTTATTATACACGGTTTAAAGAGTATAGTCAATCAACATAGTTCACAATTATACACGGTTTAAAGAGTCCTTTTCTTGTATATATTGTACATTGCAAAGCGTGTATATGAATATTATAATTAGTATATAATGAATTAACTACTAATTTTTAATCTTTAATAACCGAGAAAGGGGAAGTATGGGTAAAGTAATATACGAAAAACTTATTGCAAAAATGGAACAAGAAGGCTTAACAACTTACAAAATACGAAAAGAAAAAATTATATCTGAAAGCACTCTTCAAAATATCCGAGAAGGGAAGAGGATTACAACGGACTCTATTGCCGCCCTTTGTGGTGCATTAAATTGTCAGCCGGGAGATATATTGGAGTACATACCAGATGAAAAATGATACAATAACTAATATTCCCGACTATGATGGCATTGGTATTTATGCTCTGATTAACAATCAAACTGGGAAAATGTATATAGGTTCTTCGCAAAATATACGGCGACGTATTATACAACATAGATCCTCGCCGCCATCTGCTATGAAAGAAGATATTCAACAAGGAAACACTTTTTCCGTAAAGATTTTAGAAATGCTTCCCTACGGTTGTAATCAATTTGATATGTTTAGTCGTGAATCGCATTTTATCCAATATTACGATACATTAAATAAAGGATATAACCGCGCAAAAACTACCTGTTCCACAAAGGAGGAGCTTTTAGCATCTCTTGAACATTTTAAAAATAATAGCGAAATGTCAAATTATATAAAAAATATTATTTCAAAACGTGAATGTCCTATATATGCCAAACCTGACCCAAATAACGCTTCTCACCATATTTCCATTGATGCTGCTCTCTTCTCTTTAATTAAAGAACATGCACAAAAACATGGTGAAAGTGTAAATGCTTTTATTATTCGCTCTGTCAACGAAACTATGGAACGTGACTCAGAATAATGCCCCGTAACTGCAAACACTCATTACGAAAGGAGTATTGCCATGCCATTACCGAAACAGCACCAAGATTACACCACTGAATACATCTATTCTCTGCCTGATGGACAACGTGCAGAACTGATTGACGGTCAAGTCTATATGATGGCGCCGCCAAGCCGCAAACATCAGCGCATCACCGTAGAACTTTCTACAGTGATCAATAATTTCATCAAAAGCAGGAACGGATCTTGTGAAGTTGATATTGCTCCATTTTCCGTATTTCTCAATCAAGATGATAAAAACTATGTAGAGCCGGATATTGCTGTTATTTGTGACCAGAATAAACTCACTGAAAAAGGCTGCAACGGTGCCCCTGACTGGATCATTGAAATTGTCTCACCAAGCAGTCGGAGAATGGACTACTATATCAAATTATTCAAATATCGTACTGCTGGCGTCCGGGAATACTGGATTGTTGACAGTGATAAGAATCGAATCACGGTTTATAATTTTGAATCTGAAGACACTATAGAATATTCATTTTCAGATATTGTAGCGTCTGGTATTTATCCAGAATTATCTATCAATTTCGCTGAATGGTCTTTTTAGGGTGTCCGAAATGTCTTGATACTCTTTTAGGGCATTACAAATATAACCATGCTCTTTTTTAGACTGCCGAAAGTGCCGGGATATTCTTAGGATATGTAAAATGTAACCTATCATCTTGCAGAATTGATACAGATGTGCTATATTGAAGATACAAAAAGGGAAACCGCAAGCGGCTTACCCGGTAAAATAAAAGCTGTTATTTTAAACTGCCGTCATTATTGCGAGTAATGGCGGCTATTTTCGTTTATCCTTGAAAATCTCATAACAAAGACTAACAAGGGCAACAATGAATATTAACAACTGAATCAGATCAGTATATGTAACACACATTGGCATCGCCCTCCTTTCTTTCGTCTGGAGGGTTGCCCCTCCGTAAAAGAGGGTAAGCCGCCCGGCTTTGGTTTCCCTGCCGAGATTATAGCATATTCTTACTCACGTATCAATTCCCTGCTGCCAATGCATCCCATTTTCCAACCGTTTGTATTTACTCTATTATTTCAATGGAAAATCAATTTTACCTATTCACCCTAACATTTCCTCGCTGGATGGAGTTAAACTCTAATTTTCTCTATCCTGTATGGAGTTTTAAAGCGCAGAATTGATTCTATGACGACTTCTTGAGCCGTTCTGCAATTTCTTTCCGCTGTTCTTCCGTTAATTCTCGCTTAATATCTCTTGACCGAATTGTAACGAACCTTTTCGGGAAAAAATATTCTTTAGACACAATAGTCCCTTTCACCCGTTCCACTCTTCCTAATCTGAATTGCTCTGGATTCTGTTGCAATATCTTGTCCATTTTTCTAATCCATACTGGATTGGCTGTATACAATGATGCTTCTCCATCCTCTGCATTAAAGTTAATAATCACTTCTTGTTCATATCTGCTTAATCCCATTTATTTATCTCCTTTACTTTCTTCATCGACTCCTAAATTCTAAGGAATCCTTGTATTTTTTTCACCGGATCAGCTCAAAACCGAGCTTACCTGAACCCGTACTTTCAGGTGCAGGATTGGATTTACTCAACGCAAAATTGCGCTCAGTAGATTTTCTGAGGTTTTCTGAGATACTCAGTTCCCGTCCGGTAAGCCCCCATTTCTTTAATTTAGATGTGACTAACAGTAACTTCCGCCCCGATATAAGGCAGATAGTACGGCTGAATTTTCAGCAGTCCTTTTCCTCAGTTGTGTGGAAAGCTCAATCTTGAGCCGTCATCTTTCCCCACTTGTGGGGAAACGGCAGCAGGTCTGCTCAAAATGGTGGACACCCCTATTCGCCCACTTGTGGGCGTAACCAGAGCAATTCTGCTCCCGTTAAAATTTGCGTCAGCGTCTTGATCTCCTCAAAAGTGAGGAAATTGCTCAGAAATGCTCAGTTTTAAAGGTTGACAAATCTCAACACTTCTCTTGCGCTATCCTGGGAGTCGATTCAACCGACATCCGGCACTACGAATCTTGCTTGGTCAACCAATCCAATTTTGGCTCCAATACAGCCGTACTCACAGGTACACTTGTTACGCTATGTACCCACAAGTACGCTGCAATTCTCTTTGACACTCACGAAAAAGGTTAGCAAAAGTTAGCATTTTCACCCCTGTTTTTCGATTATTTCCGCTGATTCCTGTTTTTCATCCATGTTCAAAAAGTAGTTATTCTACGGGCTTTTCCCGTACCTACGCCCATTTCAAATCCTACTACAAGTCTAAGGAAAATTTATTTTCACAGATCCGTGCTATTGGAAAGAGTCCTCTCTCCCGATTCTCCGATGATCCTGCTGCCACCTCAAAGGGAGGGGGGATGCCATTCACCACAATAGCCCTGTGGCGTTCTATTTACCCTCTATTTCCCATTTTATTCGCTTCATCGAGGAAATAATCACATTTGCTATAGAACAACTATATAACCCGTCACAAACTCAATGCTTCTCGTTCTACTTCGCTTGTCCAAGTGTGCTGAAAACTTCTGACCCCTACGTGATGAATGGATGCAGCAGGCAAGAACTCTTCCCGGTATCCTATGAACCCTTTATTTCTTCCTCTGTTTCTCAGCAAGCTCATTGCCTTGCTCTGCTGTTGTCTGACTGCACTCACACTAATTCCCAGTTTTTCCCCTGTCTGCTGATAGGTTTTCTTTTCCAGGAACCGACAGCGCAATACTTTCCCTTGCAGATCTGGAAGTCTGTCAACTGCTGCCCATAGTTCCCGACTCATAATGTCTGAATCAATACGATCAATCACATCAGCTTCTACATCTTCCTTTGATGCAATGGTATCACCGATATAGATATCTTCCTCATCACTGTTAATCGGCTCGTCCAGGCTTCGTATTTGCCCCATTGCTGCCGCTTTCTTTATGCTCTTGAGACTTTCTTCATCCATCCCCATAAAGGCGCTCATTTCCCTATCTGTAGGTATTTTCCCGTAATACTTCTGATACTCACTTTTGATTTTCTTATAGCGCTGTATCTTATCTACTGCATGTGTTGGAATCCGAACCACTCTACCACAGTTATCAATATACCGGCGCATGACCTGCCGAATCCAGAATGCAGCATAATTGATGAATGGTACTCCTGATGATGCATCATAATGCCTGACTGCTTCATACAGCCCTATATAGCCCTCCTGCTCCAGATCTTCCATTTCCGCACAGGAACTATACTTTCTTGCAATCATGGCGATAAAGTTCTGGTTCTGCTGCCACAGCAACGTCATGTTCTCCTGTTCCTTCTCTCCTGTCTGGATCTGACCAACGATCTGCTCGTTGTTCCCTCGTTGTTCAACAACGGTTTCACCGTGGTTCGTCCGTGGTTCACATATTTGATTTTCAATGTTCATTGACATCACAAGCCCACTCCCTTTATAATTAAATTATCGAATATCGGAAACGGGCTTGCTGATGATGGCAGGCTCTTTTTTATTTTCTGTACGGGTTACTGATGCTCAACTGTCCATCCAGATACGAAACATTGATATACTTCCCTTCTTCGTTCTGGAACGTCATACAGAGAGCTTCTCCCTTTTCCCCGGTTTCCCGGTCTTTGGTCATGCAATCTTCCAGATCAATCAAAATACACTGTTTCAACTCTTCCATGTCCTCTGCTCCATACACCGGATGTTCTACAATCTTCTCTGATTTTGCTTTCTCCATTCCAAGCCGGAAGGCTTTCTGGATTGCTTCGTACTGATCCACGCTTTCTGCATTGATCTGCATGATTTCTTCCGTTGCCATTTCTGGCAGCAGTTCAGCTTCTTCCAATGACGCATACTCTCCAATCAACTTCTGTACACCGCTCATAGCTACCCCTAACGAACTCAGCACGCTCCGTTCTGTTTCTTGATGCTCTTCTCTTGTCATAGTGCCGTTGCCGTATCCGTTGATCCCGGTTGACATCTGGTACTGCGCATACCCCAAACTGTTGAAAATATTCTGTAACTGTGCTTCTGTTTCTGTCATTTCAAAAAATAATTTGCTCATACTCTTTTTTCCTCCTACGCTTCCAACATTTGAATGTAATAAACTGGAACTGGCAACAAGATACCGCCCTCAAGCGTGACAATTCCCATATCTCCCTGTAACTCCAGTAAATCTCCTGTTACCTCGTGAAACGGCATTCCTCTTTCTCCTTCTTTCTTTTGTGCGTTCATCAAAAGGGACGCCCACTCTGTCTTGAATAAAATCTTGCTCTGTCTCGTTTCCGGTGCTTGCGCCGGGATCATTACTCTACATCTCTGCTTCATGTTTCGCTTTCCTTTCCAATTCGTTTGCAAGTGCCAGTGCTAATTCTTTTGAAAACTCTGTCTGGTACTTCCTGTAAAATCTGTCAATATCTTCTACTGCTTTCTCCCAGTATTCCTTGGTGTTCTCTACGCTCCAGACTGATTGCATCATTTTCCAATAGTCCTGAAACATTTCAAATTCTTCACTGCCTTTTAATAATTTTACGCTGCCCATTTTTAATCGAACGGTGTCGGTGTCCGTACCGTCTTGAATCCATCTTTGCTTTTGAGTTCCTCTTCTGTTTCCTGAAATCTCATTTCATTCCCATCAAAGCGGTATACAATCTTCCCTAGTTCTCCCTGTCGGTTCTTATCCACTTTCAGACCTTTTCTGGTCTTGTCCTCATTGTCCAGATTCCACAACAAAATGATAATGCTTGCATCCTGTTCAATGTCTCCGGCTTCTCTAAGCTCTCCCATTGTTGGCTCTTTGGTCTCTCTCATTTCACTGGTTCGATTTAACTGGGACAGTGCAATGATCGGAACATTCAGCTCCATTGCAAGTGCTTTGATTGCTTTTGAGATTGCTCCCACTTCACTGGCTCTGCTCTGATATCTGGTGTCAGCTCTTACCAACTGCAAATAGTCAATGATGATACAATCTAATTCCTGATGCCGACACTCATTTCTGATTTCAGAAACTGACTTTGTTCCGCTGCTGATCAGAATGTCCATTTTCCCCAACATCTGGTTTGCACTTTCAAAGCGTTCCTTTTCGTCTCCTAGAAACTGGATTGCTCTTCGGATACGGTTTAGCCGGATTCCACTCTGATTACTGAGTAATCTCTCATACACTTGTTTCTCTGACATTTCCAGATTGTAGAATCCAATCCGCTTTCCGGCTTTTGCCATTTCTAGAATGATCTGTGAAGTAAATGCCGACTTTCCAACTCCTGGTCTTGCTCCAATTACGATCACGTCACCGCCTTCCAAACCGCCGGTGATCTCATCCAGTTTTGAAAACCCAGTATAGAGCTTCTCTTCTTTCCGCTCCTGAAAGTATTGATCCTGATATTCTAAGACTATAGCCGTTAGCTTTTTGGATTTATTCTTCTCACTTCTCTTGAGAGCTTCTAACTCCTGTATCGTATCCGCAATCTGATATTCCACGCCTGCTGCCGTTACCTGTGTTCGTGTCAGAATGTTCCGAAACACCTCAGCCTTATAATCTCTTACAACGCTTTCCGCATAGCTTTTCAACTCTGTGGATGTATATGGCAGCAGTGCGCAATCTCTCAAGACCTGTGTTATGTATTCTCTTGTGTATGACTCACTCTCAACTGCCTGTGTTACTGTGACCAGATTCGCCGGTTGGCCGATATCATAGAGCTTCAAAATCTCTCGATAGATTTCCTTCAGAACCGGATCTTGAAACATATCCGGCTTTAGGAGATCGTAGATCTGATACAGTTCCTTGTTGTCCATCAACAGACATCCGATCACTGTCTTTTCTGCCAGATCACTCATTCTGTTCCACCTCCACATAGTCTAAAAGCTGACTTCCCATCAACGTATCAAAGTTTTTGTAATACTCCAACTCCGTCTCATGTTCCTTCTGCTGCTCCACATAAGCATGTACCGCAAGATACATTTCCCGGTTTGTCAACTTTCTGCGCTTTCCGTTTACGGATCTTCCTTTCAGCCAGGAACAATAATTTGCAAATGCTTTGGTTCGTCCTCTCTTTTTCGGATAGATCGCATAGATTTTTTCAAAGTTAGACTCTCGTTCATCCGGTTCCGGTGAACATATATTATTATCTATATCTCTTTCTTCTTCTGAAACAGCGACGTCAGACGATTCCTCAAACGACTTGTCAGACGATTTTTTAATTAGTGCCCTCTGCCTGGCTCTTCTTTCTTCCTGATATCGCCTATCACGAGCTTTTTTCTTCTCATAGGCATCTAATGTCTGGTGCTTGTTCCATTTTGGTATTGTGATAGCTCCATCTATCTTCTGAATCATTTCAAACTGTTCAAACGTATCTAACGCCAGCTTTACTGTTGACTCTTTCATTCGAAAAATTGTTGCAAGCATTTTATCCGTATATGCTATTTTGTCATTCATCAGAAACACGCCATCATTATTCTGCTTTCCGGCCAGACACAACAGCTTGAACCAGGCGGTTATGATCGCATAAGAATCCGGCAAACTCTCTATCAGCAATATCTTTTCATCATCAAAGATGTCCGTTGCTATCTTAATCCATTTAACTTCTGCCATCTTCTTGCCCTCCGTTCATGTCCTGCTGCCCTTCTGGCATCTTCAGCACTCTCTTTGCACTTCTGGTAGCTGCAAATGTGTTTCTTGCTCTTGCATCCATTGTCCGACAGAATTCTACAATCTCCTGCCGGTTCTTTGGTTTCCAGTATCCTTTCCCTGATCCGCTGCAAATCACGGCTCCGTGGTTACGTTCATAAGCGATCTTCTGTTGTAGCTCTCTAGCTGAACTGCATCCACTACGCTTCACAAGCTCTGCTGTGGTTATTGCGTTCTCTTTGCCTACTGGCAGCAGGCTTTCAATCTGGAATTCTGTCTTGCCGGACTTCTTTCCATGTACTTGGTTATTTTGGTTTTTCTGCATTATTTTACCTCCTGTATCTTTCTGTCCAGATAACGATCAATTACGACCTTATCATAGAGTCTTCTTCTACCTATTGCCACCTCTGCCCCGATTGATTTCGCAAATTCTACACCACGATTTCTCCCGAGTCCTAAATAGGTACACGCTTCTTTTGCGCTCATAAGTCTGTTTTTACTCTGTTCCACTTTATGTCTCCTTTCTTGATATTTGATTTTTATAAATTATTATTTTCGAATTTATGTTACCATTCTTTATTGACATTTGCAACGAATTACATTAGAGTAGTGTTAGAACATCGTTTTTTACCATTTTCTATTTTCTATCAAATTGCAAGGAGGTATTTTAATATGGCATACATCAGCACGAGGCAAGATAATAAAACTGTTATCTTGAATAGTCATGCTCAAAAAGAGGTTGAAGCGAATGTTGGAGAATTTTTGCTTTCATTTTTAGAACTCGATCTAAGAGAATATGGGAAATTATATCATTACGTTACATCCCGCTGCCCTATACACGACAAAATAAAAAATTTGTCAGAGTTATATCCTAAGACAGCCGAAAAATTTGGAATTGCCTATGACGAGGACTATGATAATCATAGGAATCTACTCAACATATTTCATTTTCTATCTAAAAATCAAGATATACATTTTGATTTTTACGATCATCCCTTTTTTGCTTTTAGTAACATAGGGTGTGAATCATCCCTGATTGCAAGAAGTTTTGATGATACAATCATAAACATAGGAGATGCCCTTGATCTTGCTGGACTTCAAGAAAAATTCAAGAATTATATAGATTTTTGTTTTTTAGAAGACAATGATAAAATCAATATGTTAACTCCTGAGGAACGATTTTTCTTATTTTTTTCTTTGGATTCTTTGGGAATTGTTAATCCCCCATCTATTAGAACAACTTACCTATTTCATCCTTTTGATTTACATGAGGAGTTAAAACATGTTAGAATTCCACTTGAAATTCCTAAATCGCGAGAAGACCAGAGAAAAGTAATTGATCAATTCATCAGTCCCACCCTTGATTTGATTACTGGTGAAATGATTTCCAAAATTCATGGCAAAGTAACAATAGACTCTGTAGCAAAGTGCATATATCCTGAAGACTTTTTATCTTATGAATTCGATCAACTTATAAGACAGAATATTCAAATAAAAATCTGTCAAAACTGTAAACGATTATTCATTCCTTCCGGCAAATACAAAACTGACTGCTGCGATAGAATCCCAGAAGGAAAAAAATATTCCTGTAAAAAGATAATGGCTCAAAAACGCCGAAAACAAAAAGTGAATTCAGATCCTATTACAAAAGAATATGAAAAAGCGTATAAACGAATGTATGCCCGTATAAGCAGCGGAACTTTGGAAAAATCCGATTTTTTGAAATGGTCGGAAGAAGCAAAGCAGAAAAGGGATGCTGCTTCACAAAGATATGCCAAATCAAAAGATGAGACGATTATAATAGACTTCAAAAAATATTTAGGGAACAAATAA